ACAATCCGGCAACGGGTGTTGGTGGGCTTAGTCTGCGTGGGTTCTGTGGTCCGGGTTACGATCTCTATGCGTTTGCCGGTAGTGGTTCAGGTGCAGCCATCACCGCAAATTTCGGTGCGACCGGTTACAGCGGCACGGTGCCGAGTGGTTTCGTCAATATCCCGACAGGCACAGCGGTAGTCACCAACGAGGCGGCGACTACCATCGCCGCAGAGCAGTGGGGCAGCGGCACGCCCGACATGTGGGCGACGCAGGCGGCTGTCGAGATGTGGGCCTCGGTGCAGGCGACCTCCGGCACCAGCATGGTTGCCACAATGGTCTCGCTGGAGATGTGGGCGCCGGTCGTCAGTGCGGTCACCGCACCGCCCCGCGTGTTCATACTGGCCTAGAGGACGCGCCGTGTTCGATTTCGCCAATTCACCAACCGTCGGCCAGGTCGTCAGCAACGGCGGCGTCTCGTACACCTGGGACGGCGCGAAATGGGCACCAACGGCCGCGGGCGCCACGGGCGTGTCGAGCTTCAACACCCGCACCGGCGCGGTGACGCTGAGCAGCGGCGACGTGACCGGCGCGCTGACTTACACGCCATACAACAGCACCAACCCCTCCGGCTACCAGACGGCGGCGCAGGTCGCGACGGCGGTGGCGCCATATGCCAACAACGACGGGCGCAACCTCATCCACAATGCGTTGTTCAACATCGCGCAGCGTGGCACGGGGCCGTTCAATAGTGGAGGTTACACGGCGGATCGCTGGAACCTGGCGCTGTCTGTGGACACGTCCAGCGTAAACATAGCCGCTCTGGGTAGCACCGCCATTACGCAGATCGGCGACGAGGCTGCGACAAATGCTCTAAGCACCACCGTCGCAGGCAATGCGGGAGCCAGTGCTTTCACCTTCGTTTCCCACAAGATCGAGGACGTGCGGCGCCTTGCCGGTAAGACGGTCACGGTGTCGTTCTGGGCTAACGCCGCTGGCGCGACAAAACTTGGCCTGAACATCTTGCAGGATTTCGGCTCTGGTGGCTCGCCATCGGGAGGCGTCTGGATGACGGCTGTTTCGTTTACGCTCACCGGAACATGGACGCGGTATAGCGCGACGTTCGCGTTACCGTCGATTGCCGGGAAGGTGCTCGGGACGAACAACAATCACCTGACGAACCTGGCGTTCTGGATGTCGTCGGGTTCCAGCAGCGCGGCCGTCGCAGGCAATCCTGGCGTCCAATCCGGCACCATCAACCTGTGGGGCGTCCAGCTAGAGATCGGCAGCGTTGCCACGCCGCTGGATTACGGCGGCTCGCCGCAGCAACAGCTCGCCGAATGCCAGAGGTTCTATCAGACTGGCAGCTTCACTTATGGCGCATATTCACAGGCAGGCTGGGGCGCGCAGGTCGGTATAATGTTGCCGGTTTGTATGCGGGCGTCGCCGACTATCGCAAGCAACTTCAGCTCCGCAGTGAATGTTACCGGCCAAGCCATAACTGCGGCGGGAGCAAGCGGAGTGACTGTTTACGGATCAACCACTGCAACCGGACAGGTCAACATGCAGGGCACTTTCGCCGCATCGGCGGACCTGTAAATGCAGCTCATCTTCGCGAATGCAGAGAACACAACGATCCAGGCGACGCTGGACGACAAGGAGACGCTCGGCAATCTCACCGGCCCCGGCGTGTTCTACGTGCCCACCGATCCGGCAAATGCCGAATACGCCGAGATCGTCGCGCAGGGTCTCAAGGTCGAGGCATACGTGCCGCCGCCGGAGCCAGTGCCCGAGGCCGTGGATCTGCCGCCGGTGATGCCGACCGACCCGACGCACGCCACGCCGAAAGCCTACGTGGACACCGAGATCGCCGCGCTCGCCGCCCGCATCGAGGCACTGGAAAGGCGCTAGCATGCAACAGTGCATCACCCTGCCGTATATGCGGACCTCGCCGATCCAGCTACCGCGGCGCGACCTCGTGCTGTCCGCCTCCGACAGCCTGGCACTCACCGTCACCGTCGTGGAGCGCGATCACCCGTCCGCGCAACTGCTCATCCTCAGCACCGCGGCAGGCGGCCCGTCGATGCAGCTCGTGCTGTGGGAAGACCTCGACCAGCCCAACCTCTGGTGCGACTACCAGCGCCCCGGATCGCGCTACGGCACCGTGCTGCATTCGTCGTCCGGCGTCGCCAGCGCCGCGCCAGGCAGTTGGGACTTCGCCTTGCCCACCGGCACCTTCTACGGCTTCCCGCCGCGCTGCGGCTGGTCGGTCCTGCTGCTGTGGGACGACGGCGCCAAGAGCGAGGTGCTGGGGCAGGGCATCATGCATCTGCTGCGGCCCTATGTGACCGGCCTGTCGCTCGTCCCGACGCCACCGACCGAGCCGCCGATCATCCCGCCGGGCTACACTTCGCTTGCCGGCCTTCTCACCGACGACAACCGGCCGATCTGGACCACAGACACTGACGAATGGTTGGAGACCTCCTGATGTCCGGCACTGAAATTCGCGTCGCCGATCTGGCTGATCTGGGCACCGTCGCGGACACGATGTCCGTGGTCGGCGATACCGGCACGATGACCGGGCGCATCACCGCGCTGTCGCTGAAATCCTACTGTGCCACGACAACGCTGCCCGAGGCGCCGTTCACCAACCAGCCCTATGGCCGGCAGAACGGTGCATGGACACTGGTGCTGCCGGAGGCGCCACAGAACTCCGTTGCCTACGGCCGGATGAACGCGACCTGGACGGCGGTGCTGCCGGAGGCGCCGCTGAGCGGCTCGACATATGGCCGGGCCGGTGGAGGCTGGACGCCCGTGCTGCCGATCACCGGCGGTTCGCTGAGTGGCGGACTTAACGTCAGTGGCAATATCGCGACCAGCACCGGCGTCTATGCCAACCAATACTCGCTGTCCTCATCGAATGGCTACGAGTGGCAGTTCTATATCCAAAGCGGCTCCGGCCACCACATCCAGCAGCACCGTGCTGGCTGGTATGATTATTGGGACTCGAGCAGCGGCACACGCTCCTGGGTCGGTCCAAGCGGCACGCAGATGACGCTCGATGGGGCGGGCAATCTCGTGGTGACCGGCAACATCAGCGCCCCATATGTCACGTCGAACGGCAGCATCAATGCGACGGGGGCGGCAACAGCCGCGCAGTTCTGGATCAACGGCACGTCGAACACGTTCGGTTTCACACCCGGCGCCGGCGGTCGCATCTTCCAGTTCTCGCCGGCCTTTTATCTTGAGTTCGTGACCGCGAATGCGACGCTGCAGTGGAATGTCAGCAACGGCCCGCTGTGGGTGATGCGGGCGGCCGACGATTTCTGCTTCAACCCGCAAAGCTCGGTTGGCGGCAATGGCTCCTATCTCAACATCAGCGACCGGCGTGCAAAACAGAACATCGCACCGACCACCAAGGGCCTTGCCGAAGTGCTGCAGTTGCAGCCGGTGAGCTTCACCCGCACCGACCCCACCACGGGCCACGCCGAGGAAATCGGCCTGATCGCCCAGGACGTGCAGCCCATCGTGCCGGAGGCCGTGTGGCAGGCCGGCATTCCGCTGCGCGACGGCACCGGCGGGCTGGACTCGGGCGACCCTACGCTCGCGCTGTCGCACGACACCATCGGCGCGCTCAGCGTCAACGCGATCAAGGAACTCAACGCACTGATTGCCGCGCTCACCGACCGCGTGGCGGCGCTCGAGGCGCCCTGATGTCCGACGCGCCGACCAGACCAGGCATGCGGCGGATTCCGTTTCCGCTGGAAAGCTACGCACACCCCTCACTGCCGCTCAGTGCGAAACGGCTGATAAACCTCATGGCCGAGAAACAGCCGGAGGATGCGCGCACGGCAGCCGCTTTGGTGTCCACGCCGGCGCTGGTTGCGTGGTCAACGACCGGCGGCGTCAGCCCAATCGGCAGCGGTCCTATCCGGGCGATGAACGACGACGGCCCCGGCCGTATCTACATCGTGTCCGGCTCGCACTGCTATCGGTTGTCCTTCCCGATCAGCGGCGGCGTCACCGTCGAGGATCTCGGCGACATCGGCATCGCCGACAGCGGCACCGGCTCGTGGAACACGTTCATTACCATCGCCGCCAGCCCGATCAACGCCGTGGTCTGCGTGCCGCCCAAAGCCTACGCCTGCGGCCACAATGTCGGCGATCCGCTTACCGAGATCGTTGACCCGGACTTCCCGGGCGCCACCTCGGTTGCCTACGTGGACGGCTATTTCGCGTTCTCGGCGCCGGGCAACACCGCGATGTGGTTCATCTCGCGGCTTAACGACCCGGCGAACTTCGATGCACTGGACTTCGCCTATTCCGATGCGACGCCCAACGTGGTGCGGCGCGTCATCAATCATCGCGGCGAGCTGTGGACCATCGGCGAGGGCGGGTTCCAAATCTGGTACAATGCCGGCAAGTCCGGCCTGACCGGCGAAGGGGCCATGTCGTTCTTTCCCTTCCGCCACAAGACGGGAGGCGTGGTGCCGATTGGCTCGTCGTCGCCGATGTCGGTCTGTCGCGCGGACAACTCGATGTGGTGGCTCGGCACCGACGGGCTGGTGTATCGCTCAAACGGCTACAATCCGGTGCGGGTCAGCACGCATGCCATCGAGTCGATCATCGGCACCAGCACGGTCGGCCTGTATGCGCTGACGCATCCGTATCGCGGCCACTGGTTCTACTGCCTGACCACGGCGAGCAACCGGACGCTGGTGTTCGATGCGGGCACCGGCACATGGCACGAGCGCAGCACCAGCACAGACGGCACCGGGCCGTGGCAGGCGGCGAGCGCGGCAGTGGACAATAACTCCATCCACCTGCTCGGCGACCGCAGCACAGGTGCGATCTACACGCTGGACATGGCGTCGGCCGATGCCGGCGTCACCACGATCCGCCAGGCCACGCTGCCGCCACTCTGGGCCGGCACCTACCGCGCGTTCTGCGCACGGCTCGAGGTCGAGATGGAAACCGGCGGCACGGCACCCGGCTCGGTGCTGCTCGACTGGTCGGACGACGGCGCGCACACCTGGACGCCGACGCGCAGCATGTCGTCAGGCGCCTCCGGCGAGTATCGGCGGCGTGTCTATACGACCCGGCTCGGCTCGTTCAGGCAGCGCACGTTCAGGGTCACCAGCCACGGGCTGACGCGGCTCTATGCAGTGGACGCCGAAGTGGTGGGCGGCAGTGCCTGATCCGCCGCTTAAGCGTCTGGACCCGCCGTTCTTCGAGCCGCCGATTGTCGATGTGGCGACCGGCCAGCAGCATTCGCACGCCTGGACGGATTACCACCAGCAGATCGCCGACCACATCAACACCATCGTCTCCGGCTCCGGCGTGACGGACGGCAGCGATGCCGGCGAGGGCCAGATCGGCGAGGTGCTGACGGCGAGCGGCAGCGGCGTGGCGCTGTCGAGCGGTGGTGTGGCGACGGTGGCGACGCTGACACTGACGCCCGGCGACTGGGACGTGACGGGCGGCGTGACGTTCAACATCAGCGGCGCGGCGTCGTCGCACTATGCCGTGGGCATCGACGGCGTGTTCGGCACCGAGATCATCGCGACGATCCCGACCGGCAGCGGCGTGTGGCGGCTGCAGGCCGGCACGGTGCGGCGCAATGTGACGGCGAGCACGGCGGTCGCGCTGTCGGCGGCGGCCTTCTTCTCGTCTGGCGCGGTGTCGGCGGACGGGACGCTGCGAGCGAGGCGGATGCGCTAGATGAGGCACTTTGTCAGGATCGCCGCGGGGATCGAGACGCTGCCGGTGGCACTCGATCTCTACCGCCAGCCAGAGCTGTGGAACCAGCACACTGCGCGCACTGGCGGCGTGGGCGCGTTCGTAGGCACCGACGACATCTGGGTAAGGTTCCGCGATCCCGCTGAACTGGTGTCGCGCGAAAGCTTTGCAGAGCCGCATGTGCCGGTGTTTTATCCAGCCTGGCATGCGCTGCCGCATCTCAGGCCCATCGTGTTCGGTCTGATGTCACGCGTCGAGGCGGTGCAACTCGGTGGGATACTGATTACGCGGGTTCCGTCCGGCCAGCAGGTCGCGCCGCACGACGACAAAGGCCGGTGGCATTCCGAGTTCTTCCAGACCAAAGCTTACATCCCGCTGGCCACGAATGCACAGTGCGTCAACACCTGCGGCGACGAGCGGGTGGTTATGAACATCGGTGATGCCTGGCTGTTCGATAACCTGCAGACACACTCGACCGTCAATGACGGCGAGACAGACCGCGTGACACTTATCGTCTCGATGAGGTGCGAATGAAGCGCGCAGAGCACCAGCCCGAGCAGGTTGATATCGCGATCTATGCGGGCGTATTCGTGAAAACATGGAGCGTGCGCGATGCCGGCACATGGCTGCCGCAGCACGCACACGAGCATCCGCACCTGACGCTCGTGATGCGTGGCACGGTGCGGGCCTGGCGCGGCGAGGAGATGCTGGGCGACTACCGGGCGCCCGGCGTGGTGCAGATCCCGGCCAACACGCCGCACAATTTCCTGACGCTGACGCCGGATGTGGCGCTGGCGTGTATCCACAACGCCGATCACATCGAGGGCGCGGAGCCTGCGGTATCGCAGCAAGCCGGCCTGGAACTGGAGGACTAGGCCATGCCTTTCGCGGTCGCAGGTGCTGCTATCGGAGCCGCTGGCGCCATCGGCGGTGGCATCATGCAGAGCCAGGCCGCCGCCGCAGGGCAGAAGCAGGCGCAGAGGCAGTTCGAGCAGCAGCGTGCGGACATGCAGCCGTATCGCGAGGCCGGGCTGCCGTCGCTCGATGCCACGCAGTCGCTGCTCGGTCTGCAAGGCCCGGACGCGGCGGCTGCGGCGATGGCCAATTTCACGCAGTCGCCCGGCTACCAGTTCCAGCTGGACCAGGGCCTGCGGGCGGTGGATGCCGGGGCGGCAGAACAGGGGTTGCTACGAAGCGGTGCGACGCTCAAAGCGGAGCAGGCGTTCGGCAGCGGCCTGGCGGCGAGTGAGTTCGGCAACTACTACAACCGGCTGTTTGAACTATCGAAGCTAGGGGAGTCTGCGGCGGCGGGTGGTGTCTATAACTCGAATGCGGCGGCGAGTACGGCAATCGGCGGCGCCAACGCACAGAGCAGCATCTATGGCAACACGGCGTCCAGCCTTGGCAACATCGCCAATTCCCTGCTGAGCAACAAGGACTTTCAGGGGTGGCTCAGTGGCAGTGGCGGCGGCAGTTCGGTCTATTCCAGCACGCCGAACCTGATCTGGAACCCGAATAATCCGGTCGGCACAAGTACGCTGGGCGGCGGGACCGCCAATCAGGGCTGGTTCGGCAACAACTTCGGATGATGCTGACATGAGCGGCACACAGGTAAGCTCCGGGCCAGACCCGAACATCCTCTACAAGGCGCTGTCCGGCGTCGGGGTGCGTGAGCAGACGGCGATGGACGACACGCACGCCAACGCACTGCTCACGCAGGCGCACCAGCAGCAGCAGAACCAGGCGACCGACTTAGAGATGGTCTCGCGGGCTTCGGCGTATCTCAACCAGTTCGATGAGGCGAAGCAGGCAGAGCTTTGGCCCGGCGTGATCTCGCAGTTGCAGCAGTACAATTTTGCGATGAAAGCGAACCCGTCGGTCTTTCCCGGTGCGGCGCGCATTGCGCAGCTCGCGGCGGCGAGCACGCCGTCGAAGGAGCTGATGGAGATCGGCGAGGGACGCGCCTGGATGAATGCTCAGCGTGGCGTTCCTCCTGTCGCGGCGTCTGGCGCAGCACCGGGTGCAGCGGCGCCAGCGACAGCGGCTATTCCGGCGCGTGGCACGGGCGGACCTGGGGGTGGAGCTGTTTTGCCGACCGAGTGGTTGCCGCATTTCTACGAGGCGTCGCGCGAGACTGGCATTCCCGTCGAGCTGCTGATCGCCCAGGCACGGCAGGAGAGTTCGTTCGATCCGAACGCACGCGGCAAGGCGGGCGAGATCGGGCTGTTCCAAATCATGCCAAGTACGGCCCGCGCTCCTTCCGGCATGACCGGCGTGGACCCGGCGACGCTCACCGGGCCGGAGAATGTGCGTAACAATATCCTGTTCGGTGCGCGCTATCTCGCGGCCATGGCTGGAAAGGGCGTCGATTGGAATAATCCGGCGGTGCAGGCGGCGGCGCTCAGACGTTACAACGCTGGCGGCGATCCGGAATATGTCGCCCACGTCAACCAGTACCGCCCAAGCATGTCGCCGACCGACCCGGCGCGGGCTGTGACGACGTACGCCACGACAGCGCCGCCACCAGCGCCTGCCGGTGGGGTGGCGGCGCGCACGGGCGGCACCGACGTAGCCGGCCCACCAGGCACCGTGCCGGCCGCTCCAGCGGCTCCTGTGGCGCCTGTGGCTGGCACTGGTGCTCCGGCTGTCCCAGCGGCGCCAGCGGCCACCACAGCGGCCGTACCGGGTGCTACGCCGGCACCGCCAGCGGCTCCGGCGGCGGCACCTGCTGCGACCGCCCCACCCGCCGCGGCGCCACCGTTCACGCCACCGAAGCCGGTTCTCGCCTCTGGACTGACGGCCGACCAGCAGCGGTCGATGGATGCGCTGCTGCCCTCGGCGGCGCGGACCCGCGAGGGGCGGGCGAACTGGACGGCGAAGGTGGAGCAGCTCAAGCAGCAGAACGTCAACGAGCAGCAGGAATACGAAACGAAGGTCAACACCTGGCAGAACCAGCAACAGACGGCGGCGCGTGCGGAGCAAACGGCCGCACAGACGCTCGCCAATCAGGCGGCGCATCTGGACTTGGCGCGGAGAGCTGACCAGCGGGCACAGAAAGAAGCGGACGATAAAGCCAGGGAGAGAGGCGAAACCCTGGTCCCAGGTCAGGGCATCGAGGCGGTACATGAGAACACGCTGCAGAAATATGCTGCGAAAGTGGCGCGTGGTGAGCAACTCACCGAGGACGAGCAGCGCCTTTACGATGGCGCCTATTACGCGATGCAGCAGAGTGGCGGCCAGACCGGCACAATGACCGACCCAAACAACCCTGGGCAGCAAATCCCATTCCAGACCACCCGCCGCTTGCCGCCGAACTTGCCGGAGCCGAAGGGTGGCGCGCTGCCGCCAGTGATTTCGCAGCCAGGGGCGCCGAAGAAAGACCAGATGACGGAAGGCCAAGGACAGGCAGCGGCCTTCGCCGACCGGATGGTGGTGGCTAATCCCATCATGGAGCAACTCGATGAGAAGGCGCTGAGCTGGGGCGAAAAAGTGCGTGAGCGGGTAGGTAGCTTCGCCGGCTACAGCATCAACTCGCCCGACTATCAGAAGTTGCGAGTGGCGCAGGAGGCATTCCTGGCCGGCATACTGCGCAAGGAAAGCGGCGCGGCGGTCTCGCCAAGCGAGTGGGACCGCTATGCAAAGCTGTACTTCCCGATGCCGGGTGATGATGCCTCGACAGTCCGTTTGAAGCGGCAGTTTCGCCAGACCGCAATGGAGGGTATGCAGCGAGAAGCTGGCCCGACCTATAAGCCGCCGGCTGCACCCACAGAGTCAGCCGCGGGCAAGCCACTATCCAATACGACGATCAGGGTTGATGCGAATGGTAAGATCATTCCATGACCGTTGATGTGAAGCTGCCGGACGGCAGGACGGTGCAATTTCCTGACGGGGTAACGCCTGACGTCATCGAACGGACAACGCAGCATCTGATGGGCACCGATGCGGAAAGCCAGCCGTCAGTGGTTGGCTCTGCGCTGCGCGGTGTGGTGAAGGGCGCGACATTCGGCTTCGGCGATGAACTGCGCGCCGGCACGGACGCACTGGTGCAGGGCGTCGGTAATCTGTTTCGTGGAGGGCCAACGATCAAAGATGTCGTGGCTCGTGAAACTGGAGCCGGTGGTGGGCGCATGACGATGGGCCAGGCTTATGACGCTAGTCTGGCAGCTTCGCGCGAGCAGGACCGGCGAGATGTGGAAGTCAACCCGGTGTCAACTGTCGCCGGACAGGTGGCTGGCGGCGTCGGATCGACGGTGCTGGCGCCCTACACTGGTGCGGCGCGTGTGGTGGCACCCATAGCCCGCGCGGCTGCGCCCTATGTCAGTCCGTTGCTGGCTATGATGCCCGCTTGGCTACGCACGGCAGGGGGCGTGGCCGGCACCGGAGCGGCGCTTGGCGGTGTGGCGGGTGTCGGCGAAGGCGAGGGCGGCCTGGGGCCGCGGCTGGAAAGCGGGGCGATAGGCGCGGGAACGGGGGCTGTCGTGGCGCCGGTCATCCATGCCGTTACCAGCGCCGTCCCGGCGGTGGCCGGTCGCGTGACGCACGCTCTCGGATTGCGCAATCCGGAGACAGCGGCCGACCGGCAGATTGTGAGGGCGCTCGACCGTGGCGGTGTGACTGTGGATGAGGCATCGACGCGGCTGACTGCGGCAGGTGACCAGCCGGTGGCGCTGGTCGATGTCGGCGGGCGCAATGTCGTTAACCTTGGGGCTACTGCTGCAAATACTCCCGGGAAGTCACTCGATGCGGCTGACGCCCTTGTTGAAAGCCGCAGGATCGGACGACCTGACAGGCTGACAACGGCAAGCGATGATGCTTTCGGTGGCGGTAGTGGCACAGATTTGCCGGAGACCCGCGCTGATCTGAGGAAGCAGCGCTCAGAGGCGGGCGAGCTTTACGATAGGGCGTTCAGAATACAGCCGACTGCTGATGAGTTCAGCCAGGTCGCGCCGTGGGTTAATGACCGTATCGGCCAGGATGCCATGCAGCGCGGTTTGCGCGTGATTGAGCTTGAGCATCTGGCAGAAGGGAAAGCCTTCAAGCCCCAGGACTATGGCGTGACGCGTGGCGAGGGCGGCAAGTTCGTGCCAGTCGAGGGCGAGACGCCCAACATGCGGCTGCTGGATGCTGTGAAGCGTGGCTATGACGAGATTGTCGAAGGCTTCCGCGACCCGACATCCGGCAGGTTGAACCTGGATCAGGGGTACGGGAGGGCGGTTGATGCGAACCGCCGCGCGTATCGCGACACACTTGCCGGCATGTATCACCCGTATCGCCGTGCTCTGGAGACATGGGCAGGACCATCGGCACAACTCGATGCCATAAAAGCCGGCGAAACAGCATTTCGCCAGAATCGCGATGTAGTCGCTGATCGGATGACACGTTCCGCCGATGAGCGGGCGGCTTATAGGCTCGGTGCAGGTCGCGACTTTTCCGGTCGAGTGAGCGATCCCGCGAGCGCAAGCGGCGTTGCTCGTAAGATGCTGGAAGACAGCACGATGCAGGCACGCCTTCGCAGCATGCTCGACGCGCAGCAACTGGAGGATCTCAATGCTGTGCTGCGACGTGAGACGGAGATGACAGCCGTTGAGCGGGCGATCAGCCCACGCGCCGGATCACAAACCGCACGACTTATGGCTGGTGGCGATGACATGGGGCGCGACGTGGCGGGTCCTGTCATCACGGGTATCAGGCAAGCTGTCAGTGGCCATCCGCTCCAAGGCGCGGGAACGGTGGCTAACGATTGGCTGGTGCGTCGGCTTGGGCAGGGCATCAATCCGGCAACCGCTGATGCGCTCGCCAACCGCCTTTTCGTGACGGACCCGACTGGGCGTCAGCGTGTGACTGATGCACTGCGCAACCGGCTGTTACAGGACGCACTGAGAGCGGAGCAGGTCAGGGCGTTGACGGTTCCCGTCATCCGGTCGCTGGGAGCGACGGCTGGTGGCAGAGCCGGCGGACCTTAGAACGCCAGGATTAAGGCGGCTACTATCCAAAGACCCTTCAGCAGCAGGAATGCCGGAAACGCCAGCATGAGCGCGATGAGGAATGCGCCAGGAGCGTCGATCATCTTCGTGTCCTGATGTGGTGGTAACGCCGGCCGGAGCCGGCGCCCTCATGTCAGTTGCAGTTGGTGTAGACGGTGCTGCCGATGGTGTAGCTGTGACAGCGCGTCATCTGCCCGTTCGGGCTGGTGAAATCGGTGTACTGATCACGCCCGATCTGGTAGCCATAACCGGTCGTGCCATCACTGCCGTTGTAATACGTGCCAGAGCCGATCTGATACTGTTGCCAAGTCTGCGCCAAGGCTGGCGTTGCCGCGGCAATGGCGAGAGCGGCGATAATTGCTAGTCGTGTCATAGTCGGTAAGTCCTCTGAATGTGCGGCGCGTGTGTCATCCAAAGCGCTGCGCCGCTGATGCGCTCTAGTGGTCACCCTCGATCTTGCTGACGCGCTCCTCGACTGCGGCGATCCGTCGCAGCAGCGGGTCCTCGACCGCCTTCAGCACCGCGGCAGGCAATCCCATTACCAAGGCGCGGGTGCTGTCCATGCGGGTGTCGAGGTCACGCAGCTTGGCCAGCAGGATCTCGTGATTGTCATTGATGCGTCTCATCAGTTCGGCCACAGCCACGACGAGCAGCTTGCTGGGATCGTTGTCGCTCACCGCGCCGTCTCCTTGGCCTTCGCTGGCTTGGCGAGTGCGGCCTGCAGCAGGCGGGTGACGAGCGTCGAGAGCGACTGCCCGCGCTCCTCGGCGAGCTGCCGCAGCCGGTCGTCCAGGTCGTCTGGGATATATACCCTAATGAGACGGCTCAATTGATGCCTCCGACATGGGTGCCGTTGAAGCCGGCTAGCTCGGCATACTCAGCACGAGCGGCTGTGGCGGCTGCCTTGTCGCCTGCGGCATAGGCGGCGGCGGCACGATCAGCTGCATCTGCGGCGGCCAACGCACGGCTGGTGACGTGATCCATGCGGCCGGGCGCGCTCTGCTCCATCCGGTCTGCAAACGCGCGGATCTGTTCTGCCAGGGTGGTGAAACGGGTCACGCGCTGTGTGGTGATTTCGTCGCTCATCGTCATCTCCTTGTCTGGGCACCGTTATGCCCTAATGAGCACAGAATGTCTACACAATAATGCAGGGGAAACCGCATGGCCGAGCCACCGACATACCCGCACATCATCGTATTCGAGGACGCCGGGACGCAGCGGCTGTTCGTGCCGGCCGAGACGGAGCCGGAGCCGCCTGATCCACCCGATCCGCCGGACCCGGAGGAGCCGCCGCCGGACGACGGCGAGGCGCGCGCCACCATCACCATCGGTGGCATCGACTGCGTATTCCGCGCATCGGAGGGCACGACGCTCGCCCCCTACGCTGACCCGGACGGCGCCTTCGTGATGGACAACGTCGTCTGCACGCACCCCGACCTGCCGCACACACTGGCGTTCTACCGCCCGGACAGGGCCGGCGGCCGCGAAGAGTGGGTGTTCGAGCACGGGGTGCCGCGCGCCACGGCACAGGACGACAACCTGCCGGCCTACACGTGCACCATCACCCGTCGCGACGGCACCACCGCCACCGTAGAGGCCACCAGCGGACACTACTGGTTCGGCCGCTGGCGCTGGCAGTCGGCGCCACGCCCGGTGCGTCGCACCTACGCACAGCTCGTGGCGCAGAACCTGATCCCGCCGCTCGACACGACCGGGCTGGCGAAAGGCCCCATCCTGTCGGTGAGCGCCTACAAGCCCATGGCGACGTGTGGCATGCCCGGGAATCAAGGCCAAACCGGCGGCTATCCCGGTCTCGGTTTGATAACTGGATGGCAAGCGCAGTACCTGGTGCGCAACGCCCCGGAAACCGCGTGGCGCGATCAGGCTGAGGCGATCAACAGCTACCCCACCATCGTGCGCGATCCCGACACGCTGGCACCCTGCCCCGGCGATATCGTGGACGACTTTCCCGGCGCGAATATGTATTCGTCCAGTGAGGGCACGCCGTACATCGCCAAAGGCCCCAGTCCGCTGCGGACGGACCAGGGCCACCTGCCCTCGGCGGTGTATATACCCTTTCTGCTGACCGGCGACCCCTACTATCTGGAGGCGATGCAGTTCACCACGAATTACCAGCAGCTCAGCCTGCCGTCCGATTCGCGTTGTATGGTGATGGGTAGATACTGGGCCTGGCCGACGCGCGCGATTGCCGAATGCGTCGTCGCAACGCCCGCCGTGGTGCCGTCGTGGCTGCTGCCACGCAGCTACTGGGAGCATTGGCTGGAGGTGAACCGGGGCCACGTCGAGACGCGCATGGCGAACGCGTCCGACCCGTATTACTACGTCTTCCATACGATCTACGAGAGCGGCCAGTCGTCGGAATTGGACCCCAACCGGTCGGGCGATCATGTCTGGCAGCAGGCTTTTGTGGACCTGACCGCGGCGTGGATCGCATCCTGGCGGCCGGAGTGGGTCGAGCCGGCAGAGTGGCTCATGCACTCCAGCATCGACCGCGCCTCGGCGACCAGCGGCTGGTGTCGGTCCCGTTGCTCGCCCTATCACATCCGCATGCAGAACGCCTCGGTGCTGGCGACGGCGATGACCAAAACAAGCTGCGAGCTGACCATCAAATACACGCAGCAATTCATACCCGGCATGAGCGTGACGATTGACAGCGAGACGCTCACGCTCGGCGACAGCGCGGACGGACTGACGTGGGAGATCGCGTCGCGGCCCACGCCCGCCGACCACGCCGTCAACAAGCCGGTCTATGGCGCCAAATGCCTGAGCTGGCGCGAGGCGACGGATCTCAACGTCATGACATACGGTTGGGATGTCGCGGCGGACGGCGACCAACTGCCGGCCAATACGACCGACCTGACGTATCCAAGTTATCAGCGCGCGGCGCTCGCCCAGGCGCTGCACAGCGGGCTGGAGGTGCCTGGCCTGGCCGACGCCTATGCGTGGCTCGACGGCGAGGTGCGGCGGCTGGTGAGCACCAAGAACCTGCCGGTCGGCGACAACTGGGCCGTGGTGCCCGGCACCACAACGCGCCGGCGGCATCACCGGCGGTCAGACCGGACGGATTTGCAGCGGAACGCCAAATTGCAGGACATCATTGACGCCATCCGCGGCGAAGACTGATGTGGCCGGGCGGCCGTCACACGAATGGATGCTGCGCGCGTGTTTCGCGCTGTTCGGCGCCATCGTGCTGCTGCAGGCGCTGTGGGTCAGCATCGCGGCTATCGGGTGCGTCGTGCTGATCTTCCGCGGTAGCGTTGTGGTCGGGGAATGCGCCGATGTCTCGTCCCGCGCGCGCGAGGTGTTCGCTGAGATGCTGGCCGGTATCCTGGCGCTACTGCTGGCGGGAAGGCCGCCGCCGGGTGAGGAAAAATAAGGGCCGGGTTTGGTTACACATCGGGGGGATGCGCCCCGGCCCAAGTTGCTTGTCTTCCGCCGCGCAGCTTATGCCGGCACCGTTTCCGGGTCCAGCGCGCTCTCGTCCTCGTCCTCATTCGGGAACCGGGCATAGTTCTCGGCCAGCAGCGAGGCGATCTCCGCCTTGACCCACTCCGGCCCGGTGGCAACCGCCTCGCTGACGGTGCTGCGCCCGCCGATCTCCACCACCTCGCTGCGATGGTACACGGCGCCCAGCGCCTCCCGCAGCTTGTCGAGCCAGACGCGCCACTGTTCGTCCGTACGCTCGCGCTTGGCGGCCCTGGCCTTTGCCGCAACGGCGGCAGCTTCCGCCGCTTCCCAGCGATCCGCGTCCTCGCCTTCGGCGCTGCGCCACGGCTTCTCGGTGACACGCGGCGCACGCGGCATCGGCGCAGCGGCAGCACGCAGCGGCACCTCGTCGTTGATCGCCTGGCGCTCAGGCGATGCCTCCAGCGTCGGGCCGTTGTGCTCGTCCTTGGCCGGGATGTCGGCCTGCTCCTCCGGCACGTACATGCCTGACGTGGCCAGCGGCCAGAGCGTGCGGACGCCCTCCGACACCACACGGCTGCGCAGCATCTGGCGCG